TTGTTTGACCAAGATACGCCACAACTATCTCCTGTACATTTCTTCACGATTCATTCTGTCAAGATGGGCTTTTACCTGCTGAACAATCTGCTCGGTATTTCCACCGCTGACATTTATATTAATCGTATTTCCACCACCACCGCTAGAACTGCTACTACTAATTGGTGGAGCCGTTGTCTTACTCATTGACGGAACAGATGTGTCGCCCATCGGGCCTGGAACTACATGGAGGTGACGGTTTTGTGAGCCACCGTGGAATTCTGCAAATCCACCATTTCGCTCAACCGTTGTCTTGTACATGCCAAGTTGATTTCCGACTAGGTCATATGCACGACCAGTCACATGGTCCGAGTTAATAGAGCCAAGACCAGTTGTCCTGTATGCGGATGTGATGCTCCTCTTCCCAGCAATTCCAGCATTCATCATGTTGTGACGAGAAAGTGTTTGAACCAATCGCGAGGATGTCGTATCTCCAATGCCCTTACCGCGAGGGCTATGTGTGTCGTCAATCCCAGCGGCCTTGAATACTTCAGTCAGTGCCTCTTTGCTCCACCATTCTGGGCGCTGAGAGGATTCAGGACTATAAAAAGCGCGTTGCTCTTCAATAAGTTTGCGTTGCTCATCAGCCACTAGCGCCTGTTTCTCTGTGAGGTCTGCTAGGTAAAATGCCTTGTCATCGGTTTCAAGTTTTTTAACTGTAAATTGACTCGTGTCCATCCCGTAACTAGCAAGTGCGTCATTAAGACCCGCCCCTTGCGAGAATAATTGGCCACTACTCAACGCTGCAGCAAGTTGTTGCTGCATGCTTAAATCCATTTTTCCAAATTGGTCAGCAAAACTCTGGATTCCGCCACTATCAAGCATGAGGTCGTTCTCTGCCAGTCTTGCGGTGAATTGGCCCTTTAGGGCACCCTTCATGGATTGGTCTTGTTTGCCGAAGAAATCATTCATTGCGACACGCGACGCGCTTCCGGTGGCGTAGATGTCTTTACCCATTCCTTGAAGAGGTCCACCCTTTTGGCTAAAGGCTTGACCACCTTCACCGAACTGCCTGCGCAGTTCAAAGTAAGTTTTCATTGTGTCGCCACCGCTGATGATATTCATCTGCTCGGCGGCTGTCTTCATGAATGAACCTAAGTCCTCCATGTCAACTGGTCCACCGCCAGAGGCGCGCCTGTTCTGGGAGAATGCTTTTGCTGCTTCGTCAAGAATTAATGGTGCTTTTTGACGCTTTACAACTTCATCAAATACCGTTAAGTTATTAACCATTGCCTGGTTGAGGTCCATATTGATTTGCTCTGCGGTCTTGACAACAGTCAAACCAAGTTCTACCAACACCTCGTTAAAGTCTTTTGTTGCGTCATAAAGGTTGACGCCCATAGACATTGCAAGTCTGTCAATTTCTTTTCCTGACATGCCAGTCATGTCCGCAATTACTTTTGTTCGCTTTTCGTAAACGCTATTTAAGCGCTGTGCTGCTGTTGCTTGAGCATCGCTCCTGTCGGCAAATCGCTTAAGCGCAGTTCCTCGCGTATTGTCGTTCTTGTTGTACTCATCAAATTGAGACTGGCTTATGAGGCCGCTTTGAAGCATGTTGACGAGTTCGGATTTTTGCGACTTCCTTGTGGCCGCGTCTTTTTGCTTTTTGCCAAAAAAATCAAACATTTGTTTAGCCCCAAATGTAAGCACCCCTGCTGCAGCCCCAGTTATCGCACCAAGCACGCCTCCGATTGCTGCACCAGCGATTGTTCCAGCAACTGGGAGAATTGAACCAATCGCGGCACCAATTGCTGCTCCGCCAGCAGCACCAGCGCCAGCACCGATGAGCATGGTGTTTCCAATGCCACGACGGTTTCCAACTTTTGTTTGGGCTTTCCCTCGTTTGTTTAGGTCGGTAGCCCTTCCGCGCGCTTGCGAAGCAAAGTCTTTCATCGCCTTAAGGTTTTCTGATTCGCCAGTTCCAGTTCGTGTCAGAAGGGCGGCTTTGACCATGAAGTTATTAACAATGTTGTCCATCACATCGTCAACAGAGGCTTTAATCTTTTTTGACTCTGCACGCGCTTTATTGATTGGAGCCATGATTGCACCCATTGCAACTCCGAGTGCAGCGCCGACAATCGCTCCTGGTGCTCCACCTAATTTGGCACCGAGCACTGCGCCTCCAAGTGCGCCACCTCCTGCAGCAACGGCAGTATTGCCGCTCTTAAGAGCCATGGTGCCGCCAGCAATTCCTAGACCAAGTTTTGGATTAAACATTGCCGCCATTGATGCAGCGTTCAAGCCACCCTGTAGTTCTGGTGATGCTTTGCCAGCAAGATAATTGAGGCCCATGGACACGCCGAAGGAACCCATTCCTCCACCCATTAAGCCTTTTTTGTTTACTGCTTTATCGTTTGCTCTTTGACGAGATTCCCTGAACGCTCGTCCAGTCATCTTTCGCCAACCAGTTACTTGACTGCCTGGGATTCTTGTTTTGCTTCCGTACTTCCACCTGTTTCCACCACCACCACCGCCAGATGGCCCTCCACCCATTGTTGGAATACCTGGAATCGGAGGAGCAGCACTTGGACCTGGACCAACTCCTGGAAGAGTAGGGAACCTGCCGAGCATTGAACCAAAAGCAGGACCAGTTGTCGCCAACCCACGCATTCTTAGTTGCGCGAGACCTTGTGCGTGCTGTCTTGCGCTTTGCAATCCGCCCATCCTGTAGGAATCGTAGATACCGCTTGTTGCGCTGCTCAGGCGTCCGTTAATTGATGCCCGTACGCTTGCAGGCATTCCCATTACGGAACTGACCGCGCCTTGGCGCATACTTGCAAGACCGCCTCTTAGTCCGTTATTGGAGAAGTTGTTATACATTCCACGCGCAGAAAATAGACCAGATGTTGTACCAGCGATTGTTCCAGCAAGAGGACCAGCGCGACCGAGTAGGCCACTTCCACCAAGCGCTCCAGCGGCTGCACCATGTGGACCACCAGTGATGAATCCTTTTGCTGCTCCGATTGCAGCACCTTTGATGTTGACCGTTCCAGCGTCAACATTCATGTACTGAGTTTTTTCTCTGATGTATCCACCAAAGTTTGTTTTCATGCTTCGGCCCATAGCCATTGCGGCAATAAACGCTCCTTGCGTGCCGAACATCTTTTGCATTCCGCCGAACACATCGTAAAGCATTTGTAATGCGTCAGTTAGGGTCTCAATTACGCTCGTGAATTTACCGAGCGTTTCGCCAATCCCGTCTCCAACTTTGCTAAAGAACTTGATAAATGTGGCTATTAGTTCTCCGACTGCCTTGCCAAATCTTTCAAACTGTCCACCCTGCTTTTGGAGTAATGAGTTGAGACTATTTGTTGCTGCTTTAATTTCTCTCCATACTGGTTTGAACATCGCAGAGAACAACTTTTCAAGAACTTTTGCTCCATCAATCAACGGCTTGAGATTGTAGGCTATTTCTTTAAATCCAGCCTTAAAGTTGTACCACCACTCTCCAAGACGCTTAAACATTCCAACAGATTTGGGCAAATAATCCCTAATCAGTTTTACATAGAAGTTTGATAATTTTTCAACTCCAGATGTAAGCGCAGCAAGAAGTCCACCGTTTTTACCCCACGCAGCAACGCTTCCAGAAGTCGTTCTTAGTGCCTTGTCAACGGCTTTATACATTGTCTCAAGCGCAACTTTTGTGTCACCCAAAAAACCTTGACCAAAATCTGCAAGATTTCCTCTTAGCATGGTGAAATATTTTTTAAACTGTGAGAATAGCGTTGAGTTGATTGCATCAAACTGACCAGTCACCCCACCAAGTGCAGATAATTTTCCGCTGTTCATTGCAGCAATAAACTTTTCCTTGGTGTTTATTCCTTGCTTGTCAGCCTGCTTAATTGCTTCAACCATTGCTGGTCCAAGTTCTTTTGCTGCAGTTTTAACTTGAGCGTATGACTTCTTTGAGTCTTGTAGTGTTGCCACAAGTTCTGCGGCTTTTTCCACGCCTTGCTCAAGTGGCTGACCCGCCGAAGCAAAGTCCATTAGTCCTTTTAGGTATTTTTGGCTGGTTGCATTGAAGGTGACATTTTGGTTCTTTGATACAGCGGCAAATGCTTTATTGAGATTCTCAACACCCAAAACCGCAAGGTCGGCGTCCATAGTGAGGTTGCGCATGACCATTCGGGTCTGATTTAGACCGCTGCCAAACTCTTTTGCGGTCTTGGTCTTGTAGGCGTACATAGCAGCCTGTTGCTCGCGAATTGCCGCGGAAGCGATGGAAACTGCCGTAGTAAATCCAGCGGCCGTTGCGGCAAGTCCCTGCATGGCAACTTGATATGTCTTCATGGCGAATCTGCCGACAATAAATGCGCCGTGAGTAACAACCATCGCCGCACCAAGAGCGGCCATCTGCATTGTTGCAACCTTGAGCATGGACACAAGTGACTTCATGGTCATTGCGCCCATTTTTTGAATTATCTTGTCGGTAGAGTCAAGGACCTTTTTCCATCTGTCGGTCTGTTTTCCAGCACCACCCATGGAACTACCCATCAGTTTTGACGCAGCAGCGTTAAGAAGCATGTCCTTGGACAGCCCTTTTATTTCGCGCCTTAGACCTTTGACGCTACCAATAGTTCTTAGTATCGCCCCAGTGTCAGCCCGCGAACTGATTTTTATAGATGGGTTTTGGTCAGCCATATTCAGATTTTCTCTTAATAGGGCGGGCCGAGGGGAGTGCTACTTTTCTCTTTCGCGCCGTTCTCGCTCGCGGTCGTTAGATATAACTTTAGCACACGCCATCATTATTACCCATTGCTCTTGGGTGTAATCCAATAATTCTATTGGACTTGTTCCCCACAGTTCGCCAAGACGAGCGGCGTTTACGATTGTTGAGTCTTCAACTAGTTCGCTGAAGACTCCTTCGTAGGGTCCACGGTGTCCACCGTATCTGAATATCCAGCGGCTTCAAGAATTGCAAGCGCTGCACCTTCTGTGTGCGGGTCAACTCCGAAGAACGCGCGAACGCAGTCTGGGTGTGGACGAGTTGTTTCTGTCATCTCCATGATTAGGTCTGATGCAAATGTCAATGGATTGCCTGATTCGTCAAACACTTCCTCATCACCAAAGATAATGCCAGTTGTAGTGTGACCTACTACTGCGCATGCAAACTTCAATGAATCCAAGCCATTCTTGGAATCCTCACCAGCATTACGACGCCACGAGCGAAGTTGTTGCTGAGAGATGTTTGGGCTGATAATCAACTTGACGCCAGGTCGTTCTGGTACTTCAAGGTGAACTGTTGAACGCTCAACTTTTTTCTTAATTGCTGCGGTCAACTGGTCAAGAACGGTCTGTTCTTTCGCACTCTTTGATGGGACAGCCTTTTTTACTGGCTGCTCTGGTGATTGGTCTGAATAAAGTTCTGAATTTGTCATAGCCGACAAACTAGCACAGGACCAATAATGAGCCTGTCAACAATTACGCTAAAAGCGTATATTTATTGGTTGATTTGGCTTGCAACATTTGAGACCGAGAAGGTCAAAGCAAATGTTGAAGGTGCACCAGATGACGAGTCGCCGTCTGGTTCAGTCAAACCAACAAGGAGTGACTTGGAGTAGATGCGGTCAAGACCAGGAACCTTGAGGTCACAGTTGAATACTTCAACCGTGATGTCGTAGTAAGCCTTGCCCACCATAGTGCGAAGGATTGCCAACTTCTTGTCAACATAGTTCTTGTCGTCTGTCAAAACTCCATCACGCTCAAAATCGTAGTGAGCGGTAAGGGTGATGTCGCCGATGTCAAATGGAGCGCAAAGAACTGTTGGGGAAGATGCACCACCCTCGTAGATTTTTTCTACTGAAGCGGTGATTTCGCCACCAGAAACCTGTGCAAACTTGAATGCTTCCCACTTTGGTGGTTGTACTTCAAGGTTGTTTGCTGTTTCGTGAGGAGCAATCCGTGCGATTACTTGCCTTTGGGATACCTTTGCCATGTGTTATTCCTCCGTGGCTCAGACGACTGACTTAGTCAGGTTTGACTTGATAATTTCAACTTCAATCTTGTCACCAACACTTGAAACGCGCATTCCTACGCGAGCCTTTACGAGGCCAGTTGCAAGTTGTGATGTTGGATTGATTGTTGAATCGCACTTAACCGTATAACCGAAGTCAACACGCTTACCAGTTGCGTTGAATGCTTCAAACAAAGCACCGTTCACGCGAAGTGGCTCAAGAATTGCAAACAGTTTTGATTCAACGCTTGCGAAAATCGTGTTTCGTCCGTCAATCACACCGAAGAGTAGGTCTTCAAGTGAGCGGTTGGCTTCAACTACTACCTGGTTTACAACATCTTGTGCCGTAATGTATCGGAAGTTGTCAACATCTGACGACATGCTGCGAGCACCATAGATGCGCACAGTGTTGTTGATTAAACGAATTGCATTGATGTAAGCATCGTCAAGCGCATCGCCATTGGTTTTATCAATGTCGGTTGCGACTCCGTTTACATATCGGGCAACTGAAATCAATCCAGCACCTGGCTGATGTGCGCCAGTCTGAATGTGTGCCACTGCACGCTTTGCTGCAGCATATCCAACTGGTGGAATCAATCGGTTGATTCCAGCAACTGCTGTAGGGATGTAAACCCATGGATAGAAGTATGCAACATGTTCACTTTCAACATCCGCTCCAGACAAACTGAATCCAGCAGTTTTTGCTTCTGTGATTGTGTCGTCAAATGCTCCGTACAAAAATGCAAGACGATTGTAGGTGTTTGCATGGTTTGCAAGTGCTGTCTGCACGGTTGAATCGTGTGACTCTGGGCAAACAGCAACACCAGTTCCGTACGAGTCAAGGAACAGGTTTAACCCAGCAACATATGACGCTGCGTTAACAGATGCGCGCTGGTCGTTCCCAGCGCTAAGTGCTGTTGCTGCAGAAACTTCTGGCTGAGGCGAACCTGTTGCCTGAAGGTCGGTTGCGGTTACAAGTGCCGATGCTGCAGTGCTGCTGTTGATTCGTCCTACGGCCTGTGCAACGGTTGAGCAGTTACCAGTGCTGTAAATGATGTTTCCGCTCTTGCGGATAATAACAACGAATGTGCTTGCTGCGGTTCCAGCGGTTACCTCAACGGTAACGCTTGTTGACCAACTGCCAGGACCATTGGCCGTAATAGTCATCACATTGTCTCCACCAACACCGCCTTCGTTGAGCGTAATAAGACCAGTTGTTGCGCTTGTGCCTACAACGCGCGAAATCCATGCGCGAGTGCCACCTTCTTCAAAGAAGGTCTGCACGGTTGGGTGAGTATATGACCAGGATACATATCCGCCATAAATTGCTTCAAATTCTGAAAGACTAGTAACAAGTCGCGCGCTTCCAATTGGACCGCTTTCAGTCATACCGACACAAAACATCTGTGATGTTTCAACCGATGCTGGTGCTGATGGACCTTGTCTTACTGCTGTTGTGATGTTTACGCCTGGCATGACACCTTCCTAGTTAACTCGCGGGAGATAACGCCGTGTTATTTCTCCCATTGTACAGACTTTTACTTACTGGTGGGTGCAACTGTTTCCTGAACTTCGGAAACATCAACAACCATTTCGGCAGTATCGTCTTTTGATTTTGTTTTTACCGACTTGCTTGCTTGGCCAACAGTTTTGATTAGTTGCAACTTTCCAGATTCAATTGCTTTATTGCAAATTTCGCAATCAGAATCAACTGCCGCAACACCAAGCGAGTGAAGTTGAGTGCCATCTGCATAAACCACGAATGGTCCCTGCGTCATGTTCTTTACAATTTTTGCAGGTGCGTCAAACGACTTGATATCCTCGGCAGTCTCCAGCAATGTAAATAAATGAGCCATTTTTAAATCCAATCGTTAAAACCTTTAGCCAATTGTACCCAATAAAACCACCACAGAAATCAACTAGGCCATGAAGCGGTACTCAGATTGTCGTCAGTGAGTTTTTGTTGTTGTACATCAATTTGAAATTCTTGTATTTCGGCAATATCTTGACGAGTAACAACCTCATTTATGCTTAGCGTGTATCCGAGGTAGGAACCAGACATAACCCTGTCGCCCTTGAGAAGCGTCGTGTCGGAGAATTCTTCTCGCAATGAACCCTCGTCAATCATTACCTGAAATGATTGTCTTGGGTCAGTTGCCTGGAGGCATGGGTAGTCAAGAAGTGCAGAACGGACCACCGTGGTAAGCCTGTCTCTTGCAATTGTTGCCTCTTCAGAACCGAGTGCCCTGCACCAAATGTAGGTGCGCATTACATAATCAACGCGATAAAGAGGGTCTGGCCCGTCATAGGCAATTCGTTCAAATCCAGATGTGTTAATCGCAACAGTAATGATTGTTGGCCATTCATCAAGCGCTAATGGTTCATAAGTCAGGTACTTTGATGGTGACGGTAATTCAGTGTCGCTTATGTCCCAGCCGTTACGATACCTAACAACCCGTTGCGGTATATCTAATTGTAGATAATTAGAAACATACTGTTTTGCAAATTGAGCACCATGCATTAGCGGATTATCAAATAGCGCCATATTAGACAGCCCTTCCGTCTATGGTTCCGTTTGCGACGAAGTCTGCGGCCATATCTGCAATGTCCTTTGTCCATAGTTCTGGAGCAAAAAGTATCTGTCGTTTCGGCATCTTGGTGGTTCCATATTGGTGGAACTTTGCATACTCAACGCCCTCAACTGAATATGTTGCCCATGTGTCATGAGCGTCAATTTCAGGACCAACAACAGCGACTGAATTAAAAAGTCTTCCAGTCCTTATCATTGGTGGAGCGCCTGGGAATCTTGTCGCTTTCCACGCGGCATATTTTGGGGATAGCGGACTCCATCCACCAACCTCAAGACCGTTTGATAAATAGTTGTCTTTTGTATATTTGCGTAAAGCAAGTCCTGCTTTTTCAAAAACTGGTTTTAGATTGCGCGCGCGTTGGCGCATATCCCTTAACTCTTCTTCTGTTCCTTCAAGGCCAGATTCGTCAACATCTAGGCGTAAATCAAAACTGCGCATTAGGCAATCCTATTTCGCCTATAGCGTTTCACCATCATTAGTTCTTTTTCCAAGAATCCAGTTTCAGCAACAGCAACACCACGAGGATTCAAGTCTTTTACACCAACAACATCGTCGTGCATGTTTTGCATTTCTCTTGTTGCTGCACGAAGAATCATCAACTTAAACATTTTGATATTCTCACCATCAAGACCAGCGGTGTATGTTACGGTCACTCGGTCATTTGCATATCCGCGATAAAAATCAATTCCAAAACGGCGTACCGTATAGTCAGAGCCTCGTGCGTCTGCCGTTCCAGTCTGGACATATGTTCCTGCAGTAAGCCCACTTTGAGTAACGGTGAATGTTGTTGGCGTAACAGCGGTTATGACTTTAAGGTCAAGGTTCAATGCAGCGTATGACATTCCCTGAATATCAACAGTTTGACCAACAGTAAAATCATTGGCAGAGGTATAAACAACCGTTGAGCCAGTTACAACTGCGCGGGTAATTGTTGCAGT